CTATGTTTGATGCGGTGTTCAACCTCTGACTGTTTTCCTTTGTTAAAATGATGATAGTCAGTAGTTAAATAACCAGTAACACGACGCAGCTGTTGAATGTTCTCACTGCCGCACTCGGGACAAGCATCATTGAACTCGCCCTGGTAGCCGCAATCTAAACAAGAGTCGATTGGGAAATTAAAAGCTAAATAAGGAATATTTAGTTCTTTAAATGCGTAGTCAATAATCTGCTCAATAGCCTTGGTATTCTTTACAAATGTAGAATCTAATTCAACATAAGTAATGCATCCGCCAGTAGGATACTTACAGAAAGGAGACTCAACAGCTAATTTCTCAAAGATACCAATTTCATACCATACAGGAACATGGTGACTATTGGTTAAGAACTCATGGTCAGTAACATTAGGAATAATACCATACTGCTGACGCAAAGCCTTTAATGCGGTATGACATAAACCTTCGGCGGGAGTTGCATAGCAAGAGAAGTTTAAGTCATGGCGCTCAGAAGCTTCTTTAGCGTATTCGTTAATTCTCTTAACAACTTTCAAAGCGAACTCGCGCACATTCTCATCTTCAGCATGATTCTTGCCGAATAGAGCCTGACACATTTCTGCGATACCAATATAACCCATAGCCAAAGTACCATGCTTCAAAGCCTCATAGTTAGATACTCGGCAGCTTTGAGAATCCTTCATTGTACCATTCTGATACATAAAAGGTGCGGCCTCGGGTGGCTGATTAACCATAATATCGAAACGCTCCAAAAGACCTTGCTCACAAAGCATCAATAAATCCTCGAATGCAGACCAGAAGCCGTCTAAATCCGGGGTCTCACGCTTGCCTAAACAAATTCCGTATTCAATACCTAATTTGGGCAAAATCATAGTATCAGGAACAAGGTTTCCACGACCGACACGATTATAAGAATCACTATGTCTGTCATAACCAAGCATTGTGCGGCAACCCATAGTTGCGAAATATGTGTCTGGATTACTTAAATCTTCATGTGCTTCAGAATAATCACAATTGACAAAGTTAGGATAAATGCGCTTACTCAAAGACTCAATAGCTAATTTCTTTAAATCATAGTTAGGGTCTTCGGGATTAGCATTGCAGCCCTGCTTATATTGGAAAATACTAATTGGGAAAATAGGAGTTAAGTGATGTTTACCAATACCAGCCAAAGAAGCCTTTAACATATGTTCACTTACAAAGCGACCCTCAGTAGAAGTATCACGACCGAAGTTAATAGAAGTGAAAGGAACCTGGCTGCCCGCACGGGACTCCAAAGTATTTAAGTTATGATACATAGCCTCAGAAGCTTGAGTTCCCTCACGCTCTAACTGCTTCAACGCATAGGTGAAAGCCGCAGGCATCTCTTCTCTTAGCTTATGATTATCCATAACGATAGGACCATGCTGACCAAGAATAATATCTGCATTTTCATCAGTCTGACCTTCAACATCAGTTAGATAATTGTGCATATGCTTACGGAAGCTCTTGGCTACAAAAGGTGCTAAGTCATAGTCTGCGTGAACAGTTCCAACACCGCCGAACTGAACCTGAGACTGACACTGATAAACAACTGCATATTGCTGACAAGCAGTAGAGTAAGATGCGGGTGGACGAATATCGCCGTTACGAGTTACGAAACCATCTTTAAATACTTTACCAAAATCAACAAACAAACAGTTATGTTCACCAATATTTGTCTTTTCCATATCATGCTGATATAATAGCATATCTTTGTGAGCAGAAGCTACTTCTGGAGATAAAGTATAATCCAAAGCGATAATCTTCTGAATGTCAGCAGAAGCTTCCTTCTCACGACCTGAGAAGCTCTTTTCATCAACATTTGCATTTGCATTTTCAACAGCAGTAGCGTCAATACGCTTCATAACTGCTTTGATTAATTTACTGCGACGAGTGCGCTCTTTACTGCGCTGGTCACGATAAATAATATATGATTTGGCTACTTCTGGATATTCACTCTTCATTAAGTAGCCTTCTACTAAATCTTGAATTTGTTCGACAGTCATATCGACCCCGCGACTACCAATCAAATCTGCAATTTCCTCTGCAGTGTCGGATTCATACACGGAGCCATATGCACTGACCATTGCTTTGTTAATGGCACGGACAATCTTGTTAGGGTCAAACAAAACGCGAGTGCCGTCTCTCTTAATTACATGCATAATAAAACCTCCATTTAAAAAACTATATTTTGTGTGGGCGTAAAAAACCTCTTACTAAATATAGTGTTTGTGCTTAATCAATTAATTACTTTTGTCCTTGAGCGAATCTGCGTCCGCTCTGGACCAAAATCTCCTTGACGTTGTCTTCTAAGTCGCCTTCAGTATTGTTGATAAGACCGATATAACTAAAATCAATATCTTCAAAATCATTGTAATCAGCCTAAAAACGTCTTACAACTTCTCTAACGTCAGGGTCTTCTTCTCTGTTTAACTGGCGCAATAAACGAATCTTGTCATTGGTTTGAATCCAAAAGACAATTACATCACAATCCGGACGAGCCAAGAGAGACTCAACGCCTGTGGGATTGAATACGCCAATATTGATTACTCCATCGCTGCGGACGGAGTCATAGCTGGTGCCATAGAACCAGTCGTTGAAAACGGTACACTCTAGCATCTCTCCATCAAGAACTTTCTATCCAAATTTTTCTGGAGTATAATAAAAATAATTGACACCATGTGCCTCACCCTAGCGCATAGGGCGAGTGGTACAGCTAATAATTTCATGGAGGTCAGGGTTGGCTTCTATTACCGCCTACATTGTACGGTCTTTGCCAGACCCAGCTTCGCCCATTAAGGCAATAATTTTGTACATATGTCAACTTCCTCCTCAAATTCGTATTCTAATTTGCCGGGAAGTTCACCCTCCCAGAATGTTGCATGACCATCGCAATCGGGATTCTCACACTTATAAGGATATTGTGCTGGATAAGTAGTGAGACAAATGCCAGTGGGGATTAACTCCCCACCGCACTTATCACAAATTGCTCTGGTTGTATAAATATTTTTTACCTTATATCGTTTAAGCATCTTCCTCAATGCCTCCTTGATAACGAGAGTCTTTCAAAATCAATTCTCCATTAGGAAGAACTGCATCAATTTTATATAGCTGGTGACCGCCCGTAGAAGCATATTTCTTAGACACGAAATCATCACCAGAACGAATACCAGTAACCACAATCATATTTCCACGATTAAACCAGGATTTCTCCATAATCTTCTTCGTACCATCTGCTTGACGCTCAGAAATCTGCTTATCAAACATTGTGAAATATTCTTTTCTAAACTTGACATTTACAACACCTGTTGTAGTCAAAATAGTTACCGTACTCTTTGTCTTATTCTTTGCAATGCAAGTGCCGCAGATACGATTCAGTTTAAAGATATGAATATCTTTGCCACCCTTTGTAAAAGTCTTTTCAATTACTGGGTCTTCTGGTAGACTATAAAAGTCTACAAAACCATATCTATCATTATTGATATGCTCCAACTCATGCTCGTGATAATAGAAACATAATACTTCCATTTCCCATGCGGAAATAGTTCCTTTAGCATATTTCTCCCAATCTTGCATAAAGATTTCAGTATTTAAAGCATCCAAGATAGCTTCCTTATCAGAGGCAATCCACTTTCTAAATACATCCATATGCTTCTGGTAGATATTATCCCAAGCCTTGGTTTTTACATACCAAGATAAGTTATCTGTTTCCATAATATCATCACATTCAATTTCATGTAAGAACGCAATCGCTCTTTCATCAAGACTATACATTCCTGCATATGTATACTTATCAGCTTTTGTAATTGCTTTTAAGTATCTGTTGAACTCATATACTCTACGAGCCATAATCTGTTCAGGAGTCTTTTCAGGCAGAAGATTATGTCTAATTAAACCACCCATATTCTGCAAAGTGATTCGACTCTTCTTATCACAAGTCTCCCAAATATACCAGGCCATAGTAAACTTTCTATCTTCCATACTATCAAAGGCTCCACCCTTGATTAGAGAAATCATAGCTTGCTTACCAGGTTTAACCTTATTCAAGAAGTCCTTGGGTGAACTATATGGTCTATTCGCAATGATTGCCGCAACCACATCATCACCTACATTTAACATACCCTTTAGACCGAATAGAATTCGATTGTTTTCAACATCGGGAGCGAAACCGAACTTAGACTTATTAATGTCAGCTAAACTAACCTTAATGCCGGCGGCTTGGATGTCTCCAATCGCCTTTGCAATCTTACCATAATCGGTTGCCGCAGTTCTACGAATTTTCGCAGACTTATCGGGCAAGTCAATAAACTTAACTCCCTCTGCTAAATCTTGTGCTTCTGGAGCATAAATATCTACAATCTCTTCTTCACTATTATCTTCCAAAGAACCACTGTTAACAATCAAACAAGCAGTATTCCAATAAATTGGATTGAAATTAATAACGAAATAAATAGACTGAATACCTACGAATGAGTAAGGTAGAGAGTGGTTCAAGCTAAATGCATAACCCAACTGAGGTGCAATCGCATTCTCCCAGAAATAGTTTGCCACTCGAACGTCATCAAAGTTTCCATATACCTGCTCACGCAATTGAGGAATCTTACTCATTTGTTTCTTACCAACAATCTTTCTTGCATTGTTAGCTTCACCCAGAGTGAAACTAGCTACATCCATTAGAAGTTCCATCATCTGCTCCTGGAGAGCGCAACATCCCCAATACTGGTCACAATGCTTATGCATTAATGCTTTTTGTTCGGGAGTGAAGTTTGCTTTATCCATTTCTCGGTCGAAAACATCCAAACCTTGATGCTGAATACGAACATATCTATCCTGTTGAGACTCTTTATCTTTTTCAGACATAAGTCTCATCATAGCGTTCGCCGCAGTCATCTCCATAGGATTTTGAGGCTTTAATTTCTTCGCAATTGCCAAGCCGACGCCAGTACTGAACTGGAATACATCCAACACATCACCGGCCGCAAGATGGTCCCAAATGCGTTGGTCGCTTGTATCAATCACTTCTGGATGAATATACTTATTATAAAGGTCACGCAGACCCATTTTTTCAATTACATTATCTTCAACAAGTAACTCAAAACATTTGATAATCTTATCAGAAATTTCAGTTACCAGGAAGTCATACTTGGTATCACCGGCGGCCTCAGCCTTATGCAGGTCATAACAAGTAATTAAATCTCCACTTGGAGTTCTCATAAAACTTGCAGTTTCAAATGGGTCATCACCATATAGAATGACACCAGATGCGTGAGAGGAACGCTTATTAACCAATCCTTCAATGGACATAATAATATCCAACAAACCAGGATAGTTGTTTACCTCACGTATGAACGGAGCCACGGGTCGTCTGTCTTTTTCTTCGTTTCCATAGACGACATCATTGATTGACCAAAGGAATCCTCGTTCCTGTGGCACCAGTGAAGACATGTATTGTGCGAGGTCGACATCGATTCCATCTGGGTAATCCTCGCTTCTATAACCGCGGCAAGCCGTGAGTATAGCTGATTTCGTACCCTCTGTTCCGAAGGTTGCAACCTGGACCAAACCAAGTTCTCCACGTTCTCTTCGAATTGCGTCAAAGATTGCGGGTCGCTTTGATGGTGCAAGGTCAATGTCGATGTCGGGCAATTCGGCTCTTTCCTTGTTAAGGAAACGCCAATAAGGTAAGCCCCATCTAACTGGGTCGAGCTGGGTAATGCCCAAGAGGTAGTTAGACAGAAATCCTGTGGCCGAGCCTCGACCTGGGCCAACAATTGAGCCACATTCCCAGAATAGGTCGATATAGTGTTTGAAGGTGTTAAAATAGGCGAACAAGCAGTCATCTAATTTCTCTCCAATATCTTTAATAACATCAGCCTCAGTCTCAAGACGAGTTAAGTATTCATCATATAATAATAAACCTTTTTCCTCTAAAGACTTTAGACACTCATTTATCCAATAACGCTCTTGAATATTATCGCTAGTTAAAAGTTCATTCAGTAATGGATGGCTAGAAAATCTCCATCGTTCATTTGATGCAGGATAATCAGGCAAATCAATCTTAGGAATCATTTGTTTTCTTTCAAGAGAATACTCTTGATATTTTAATCTCAATTGATGAGAATTATTTAGAATTTGCTCTGCGATTGTGCCATCACCGAAGCAATCCTTTAATAAATCATAAACCTCATCATAGCTCATCAGATGAGCAAACTCATAGAAGCTATCAACCTCACGTTCGCCGCCTTTTGAATTCAAATAAGATTTATGAACAAATCTATCTGCTTTTGTCAGATAATGAGAGTCAGTGCCCACAATGATTGGAATATCATATGCCATTGCGATACGATATAACTTGCGATTCGTTGCACACTGGTCTTCCGCAGTTGAAGGCGCACACTCAATATAGAAATCATCACCAAAAATATCTCTACAAAAAGTGATGAAATCACAAATCTGGTCATAAAAAACTTTTGCAGAAGCCATATCATTTACAGTTTCCGCACACACCATATTATAGGCGGCCGTAGATAACTCTCCGCCCATACACGCAGTTGATGCTACTACGTGTCCTTTATACTTGGACATAATTTTTGTCAGTTCCTCTTTAGTAATCGGAACACGTTCCATTCCTCGGTCAACATAAGAATTATACCAGGCGATAGAACTCAATTCACGAAGTGCTTTATGTCCAATAGCATCTTTCGCAGTCAAGATAAAGTGATAATATTTAATACCATTTTCTCGTTTATCTACTAAATAAACCTCATTGCCAAGAGCGATAATAAAGTCAGGATGTTTCTTTTTAATCTCCTTTGCATATTGATTTACTTCCATATGTGCAGATAAACACTCATGGTCAGTAATCGCAATGCCAGACAGACCTAACTCAATCGCTTTGTCAATGAGGTCTTTTGGTCTATTGATACAATCGAGCAAACGGATATTCGAATACATCGTATGATTATGTATGTTGAAATATGTTCCCATATGAATATCCTTTCACTTATTTATTATATAATAATTATACCAAAATTTTTATTATAAGTCAACCTTACGGTCTCACCCAAACGAGTTTTTCACTGGCACGGGTTGCCGCAGTATATGCCCAGCGTGCATGCTCGGTCTTTTCATAAGGAAAACCTTCTTCATAGACCATTACCTTACCCCACTCAGAGCCTTGTGCTTTATGACAAGTAATACCATAGGCATAGGCGAATTCGAATGGAGGGTCAGGACATTTAGGATTTTTACGCATCTGGAACTCTTGCTTACCAGTTAAGAATTTCTCACCAGTAGTCAAAGAGGTATAATCGACGGGAATATAATTAAATACATCACCATTCTCGTCAATCATGTTTGTATATAAAATAGGAATTTTTTTCTCACTAATCCAGAATGGAAGACTCATATCATAACGGTCAGTGCGCTGGATAACTCCAATAGTGCCATTAGTTAAAGGAGCTGGGTCTACAACTCCATTAGAGAAGAACTCCCATTGATTTCTCAAACTAATAATCTTATCACCAACTGCGGGTTCGGGTCCGAATCCTTTAATCTGGCGCATATTCATATTAATCGCATTTCTCTTTGCGTTAGTCGCACAAAGAATTTGGTCTGCCCAATCGTACATTCCAGTTACGATTTCTTCTGGCTTTACAAACATTACTTGTTGACCGGATGCAGGGAATTCGTTAAGAGGCTTGCCTTCACGAATCCACATAGAGAAACGAATAATTTCACTATCATATGCCTGTCGCATAATTTCATCCAAGAAAATATGCGGATGGTCAAGTACATGATTATCACTATCCTTGTCGATGGGAGGTAACTGGAAGGGGTCGCCGCACGCAATAACATGAATGCGATGTGACAACAATCTCAACCACATTTCTTTTGGAAGCATAGAAACCTCATCAACAATAATAACTTCCAACCCATCATCCAAGGAGGGTTTTGGTTCAAATTTAAAAGTGCCATTTGGCATGGGTTTTGCTTTATAAAGCAATTTGTGAGCAGTAAAAGGATTAGGACACCCCTTCTGCTTTAACACTTGTGCGGCCTTACCAGTATATGCCACATAACACACTTGCTCGGGTTCTAGACCAAGGGCCGCAATGATAAACTTAATCAATGTAGACTTACCTGTGCCAGCGTAGCCGGAGATACAAGTGTAGGCTTCATGCGACTTATAACGAGAAACCGCAATCTTTAATCCCTCTTCTTGTTTAGCTGTTAAAATCATTTTATATCATCCTCCTGGTCATGCGCATGAACCAGTTGCTCAAGAGTCATATAGAAATGTTGTTTACGACTATTCATACGACGCTTTTCTTCAATTGGGTCAGTGCGCTCAACACGAGCCTTATATATGGCTAATTCATCACATACCTCAGCAAATCTGAAGTAAATACTATCAAAGCCAAAATCAAGCCTATCTTTACAGACTCGATTTAATTCGTCTCGGTCAACATAAACCTTATTTAATTTTTCTACTAATTTTTGTGCTTCTCTATTCATTTACATTCACCTTTTTATTTTTATTATACCAAAATTTATATTAAAAATCAACGGTAAAATCCCATAAGGGTCGCTGTTGTATAAAGTCCTCACTATCAAGGTCGACAAAACCAGGTAAAAATGGATTTTGCTCAATTTGGGAAAAAATTTCTAAATCCCCTTTTTGATTTGGGTTTTCGGTCTTCTCGTCCAAGGCCGACCGGAGCTCGTCTATTTTTATTTCATCTATATCAATTATTGCTTGTAATGCAGCATCTCGACTTTCACACTCATATCGCAAATCATGCAAGTCATCTTTAATAGCAGTAATCTCACTACTATGATATTCTAGACGAGAAAGAACTTCATTCATTCTTTTAATTGCCTAAGTCATTTCATAAGCCGTAACCCCAGTAGATGACATAGCTCGAGCCAAATCTTGTATTTGACTTGAAAATTGATTCATTGATGGTAGTTCATATACGGTGCCATTCACCGCAATTGAATGTAACTGTGACATCTTATTTTCTCCTATAAATGAAAATAATGGGAACATAATATTAAATTATGTTCCCTATTTATATTAGCCTACGAAATACTCGTAAGCACGTCTTGCGTAATCTCTACGCACCCAACGATGTCCTTCGCCACAACGCTCATAATAACAAGCGAAAGCATAAGCACAATCTTCAGGAGTTTCTGCATTTATAATCTTATCGAGCTGACTGTCAGTAACCTGCTTAGTCACTCCATTAGTTCCATATAATTCGTCTTTTACGAAGTCAAGCTGGTTTTCAACACTGGGATTATTTCCATAGATTGAAAATAACTGCTGTTTGCGGCCGCCTAACCACTGAATCATACCAAAACCACTAGAACTACTTACGTCCCAGTCAAGGTCGGAAGTCCAGCAACCGCCGCATTCTGCCATCATGTTACCCATGATACCAGCGCAAACAATATCACTAAAACCAAGTTCATTCTTCATATAGAGCCAAGCTTGAGTGGCGACCGGATATTCCTCTGCGCGCCCTCTCCAATTCTCTTCCTCTTGGCGAATTAACTGTTGTTCGGTATAATACTCAACATCTGCTTCAGCATTCTCGAAATCAGTTTTAGCCATGACTACCGCCGGGTGTTCTGTATCATAGCCCAAGAGCAATAATCCTTCATACACTGATTTTGTTGTATCTTTGCGAAAGATGGCATCTTCTAATGCAGTATTAGCCTCGTCTAATGTAGCAGGTTCGACACGCTCGACCTCTACAACTTCTAATATAATTATCTCTTCTTCTGGTTCGGTTTCAAGAACCGGTTCAGAAGGCTCAGAAGGGATGTAAGCTTCCGAAATAGTAGCAACTGGTTCAGTTGGTATAGATTGATTTGCACTGGCAGTGATGGCAATCGTAGCAGCCAATCCTGCGAATAACAAGCTCAATATAGCAACTAAACAAATAATTTTTCTTTTCATAATTTCCTCCTAATATTTCTATCAGGCCGTCATTATTTATTAGAAATAGTATTTCTGTTCTCCTACGATTTCGTAATCTTCAATAATAATTTGTGGTGTTACCGTTCCATTCCAAACGTTGCGCTCACATTTACCCACAACGTTGATAGTAATGCATCCGGATTCGGAGCGGAGTTTTTCATACTCTTCTTGTGACGACTTGAATTTGATTAAACTCGTGCCATTTGGCAAGGTTATCTTCAGAGTCGGACTCTTATCGGGCGACATTAAAACTACATTACCTGCATATACATTAATGTATTCAATCGCCACATAAGGTTCATCGACTCCTTGGCCCCATAAAGATTTGAGTTCAGCGATTTCAACAATATCTTTTCCACGGAAATCAGCACCATTGAAAATGAAATCAACTTTATAACATGGGGTAAAGTCAAATTCTGCGAGTTCTCGATTAGAGTATTCAATAAAGGTTTTAAATGCTTCATCAGTAATGCCAACACCCAATGCGTTAGCATGGCCTTCGGCATACATGACTAAATCACTTTCCTTTAAGAATTCTCTTAGGTTATCAAATTTCGATTTATCGTATCCTCTTCCTGAACCCTCCCAGCCATCTACTGTCTTATTTAGTAGCAGAACTGGTCGTTGATATTTCGCCATTAGTTGGTTTGCAATCAAACCAGTAAGGTTTCTATCGGCCGCAAAAGTATCTAATTTGACAACCAAAATCTTATTCTCTAACAGATTTTTTTCTTTGATTATGCGTTCAATGTTCTCCAAGGCTGCGTCTCTTGCTTTTGTCTGTCTATTTTTAATGTTTGTGCAATTACGACAAGCCTGCTCTACTCTTGTCTCCTGCTGACCCTTACATCCTCTCTTGGTTGATGGGACTAGTTCATATCCCCGATAGTCAAGCATAGACTCGAATAGCATGAGCTTTTCTTCTTGCGTTCCCATTCGAATAGTGGCATTTACATAGGGAGCAATATAGAAAGCTACTCCAATAGGTGTGATTTCACCTTTCAGCGAATACGCTTGTTTGTCTACCATACCTTTGAAGTATGGATTACGAATATTTTCAAGACCGCGTGTAATCAGATGTCTCGTTTCAAAATCTCGTAAGTCCATCATGTCGGCCACCATGCCCAGTGCGACCAAATCCAAATAATCATCTGCGTAATCAACATTGAGGAGTTCATCCATATAAGAACAGAACTTATATACCATTCCAACTCCAGACAAAGACTTGGTGGGATAATCACAAAGTTGATTGTTAATAATCACAGCATTTTCGGAAATTTTATCTGCTTCATGGTGGTCAATTACCAACACATCCACTCCTTTGGACTTCAACTGTTGATGTTCATCATAGTCATTAGAACTAGAGTCTGGTGCGATAACCAGTTTTACATCATCAGGGATGGTTTCCAAAAGAATTCCGTGTTGTTTCCCCGTATGGATACGATAGTAAATATTAGATTGCACAAAGCCGGGGAAAAGACGATTTAAATAGTTGATTAAAGCGGCGGCTGAAGTATAACCATCACAGTCGCTATCAATCTAAATTAGAACTTTGTCACCTTGTGCAATGTGTTTCACGAGGACTTTTGCGCCCTCTGCGACATTCATAATCATCTATGGATTAAGAATATCTTCATCTGTTGTGTTTAAATAGTGTTCTACATTTTCGGGGTCAATACCTCGATTAAACAGCACCTGTTCGACCGCACTTAATTCTCTAGGCGGGATGCGAGATGCTAAAAGTTGATATTCCATAGAATTCAACCTCCTTTCATGTAGACCACCAACTATTTATTTGAAAAATGTTTCAAATCAATTATCACTCCTTGGCATGAAAAAATTCATAATGTCGAGGACCGTTATAACAAATCAAGGTTCTTTTAATAACGCAATCGACGAATTCTTCACTGCACCGGGAGTCAATCCAAGCATAATTGGAGCGAATACCTCTACTAGACTCGCTAGCACTAGCAACTCTCCATATGTCGCCATTCTCAAACTCAACCCAAGAATTTTGACGAGAATAAACTTCTCTAGTAGGATTAATACCAGACCAAATATATCTATCTCTGATATATTTTAGTTTTTCAATTCCATCACCCGCTCTATCATAAGACCAGATAACACCTTTCATCATAAAACAATCCTCTCTTTAAATAGCTTTAAAAATGTATCGGGGCCGCAGTCAATCGGACTGTCCTTATAACCAGTAATCATGTTCTTATCAAAAATAAATGAAATCAAAACAAAGGTCTTATATTTATCTCTTAATCTTACTAAATTAGTCTTTAAATGTTTAAATTCTTCATCACCGATTTCTTGGAACTGTCTATCAAATGCGACAATAATTTCTTCGGCGCCAGCTTCTATGAGCATTTGTATCTGGTATGATGACACACTCGACCCGCAGCACGCAACCGAAATATCATTTTCCAATCCAAAATATGATTGATATAACAAACAAGATTTTTCACCTTCAAAAATAATCGCTTTCTTCATCAGTTTGATATTATCTTTACTATTGTTGAAATTATATAAATTCATTCCAAGAGGATGATTATATAACTCACGATTAATTCTCATAGGTCTATACTTGCCGAATCGCTCGCCCTCTTCCGCACATAGTGTTCGCCCACGCAAACCTATAAATCGACCATCTTTGTCGAAGTGCGGAATTGTGATTTGGTCTCCTCCTGGATAATAACCAATTCTTGCTTGGTCAAGTGCGGCTTGGGTAATACCCTCCCGCAACCAGGGACCTATCTTCACAGAGTAGTTGAAGCGTTCCAATATATCATTTTCATATTCTTTTAAGACGACCGTGTTGGTTTTCACAACAACATCTTGAATACGCTCGTAGTTAGCAAGGTATTTCCAATCGTCTAATGCTTCATCTTCTGGACGGTCTTCATGGTCGCCAGAAAATCCAAATCGTTGGGCAATCCACCTAACTGCGTCATTTAGGTCGAACTCTTTATCCCATTGGATTTTAGCGACCTTAGTAGTTAGTTCGAAAATATCAAAGTAGCTATCACAACCTGTATAACAACGAAACAACCCAGTATTTTCATAGTAATATAATTTTCTACTTCCTTCACCGGGAGGGTTGTGGCAGATGGTAGTGGAGGTAAACCCGAACACTTCACGTCCAGGGTCTCCACCCCATTCCTGCAACAAATCGTATATATTTTCGTCTGTTAGAGCTTCTCTGATTTTCGTTTTGTCAAATACTAACATTAATTAATATCAACAAGAACCTTGACGCAGAATCCTTTCAAACCGCACTCGCGGTTTACATAATCACACAGAATCTCCTGTGCGGGCTTGGGCAACTTACCGCTCTTAGTCTTGGCGTCATTGAGAATCTGCTCAGCCATGACCTTGCCCATCTTGTACTCGAAAGTGCCGGCGCAAACATCAGGAGCGGGAATGGTGTCACGCTTCTTGTTAAAAGCTCCGTCCAAACGAGGTGTATTGTTATTGGGCTTGCGGTTATTGTTTCTCTTGCCGTTATTATTCTTCTTTACAAACTCTGCCATATCATTAATCTCCTTTTTATCAATAATTCCAAAATCGGAATCGTGTAACAAATTTAATTTACTTCTTGAGCCACGCTCAATCTTCGCACTCGAAAGCTGACTCTTCATCGATTCTAATACGAACATCATCAATACTCACCATTTCATAATCATATGTGGTGCAGAACATTGGTTTAATTCGGCAAACACCCAAATCAGCCTTACACCACAAAATTACACCCTTGTATCGTCCTCGTCTATTTTTATAAATAGACATCTTAATTGTAGGTCTTTCAAAAATATTAGAGGACAATATATTTTCCAGAGATACCAAATCATCATCTTTTACAGACAACAAAATAGAACCATAGTCAATCTTATCCGCAATGGCTTTCGCACCACGCAGTAAGTTCTGGTCGGGAGTTTTACTATCTTGGTAATCACCGTTCAACTGGGTTGCTGACATAATAAACACACCATACTGATTACAAATGTCTTTTAAACGAGTTGACAGCATGAATAGAATATTATCTTCTCTCAACTTAACGCCACCAGAACGCTTTGTGATTTCTTCCAAGATTTTCAAACTTGTATGAATATAATCGTGGAACACATATTTTACATCATGTTCACGAATATTCTTTTTGATTTTATTTTCAACATCCTGTAGAGAGAAGTCAGGCAACTCTTCTACATAAATAGGACTTTCTTTTAATAACTTTGCCGCTTGAAGAATTCGTTCCTCTTCGCCTTCGCCATATTCGCCATTAAGAATATGTTCCTCGTTAACGTTAGATAAGAACGCAAGCATCATAGTTTGAATTTCTTCAAGTTCCTGCTCTGTTGTGATGAATAAAACTGGCTCGGCAGGGCCACTACCAATCCATCCAAAAGTTTCATCGTAAATCTTATTACAACCAATATAGCAGCAGTCCGCAATCATTGAACGAGTTTTACCGATACCGGTTGCCGCAGAACGAAGATAGAATTTCTTCAATCTTGCGCCACGAGTAACTGTATTAATAAGCGGGCCATATAGAGGTACACCGACTTCTGGATGCTCTTTGAATTTTTCAATCAAATCAAAAATTCCATCACCGGCTTGCTGTGCTTCTCCAAAAGCGTCATCAACATATTGAAGTCGAATATCATCAATCTTTTTATCAACTTTATCAGCAATTTCTTCCAAAGTTGAATTATCTAATTGGTCCTCTTGGAGTTGCTTTTTCTTTGTATCTAAAATATTATCTGCGTCATAAATATCGGTAACATCAATTCCGCAGTTATCAAATGCACGAAGTAAAGAGAATTTCTTTAATCGTCCATAATAGTAATCAAATGCTGATGGCATTGCGTTTTCTGAAATCTTCAGTAACCACTCTTCGCCCTTGCCTTGCTTATATACCGCAGCACTCTTGGGTCTTGACGATAAGAAATCGGAGATACTCTCCAATGTGATTTTATTCGCACCCAATTCATGGATTTTATAAATCGCACCAAAAACAGTTTTATGGAAAGGGTCTGCGAAATCTTCATCGACAATTGAATATCTATCAGTCGCTTCCAGAAGCTGAGGGGTATTAAACACGCAGCCAATTACCTGCATAATCGCAGTTGTATCTACATACTTACTGCCCATTATTTACTCCTCCTCGTCTAAAAATGTGAATAACGGACGCTTTTTAACTTTTCTCTGCGGCCTGGGGATAACAATCTCCTTGACCTTTGGAGTATATTGTTCGACTTCAACATCTTTATTTTTCTGCTTGGCAAGCCATAAATTATAATAGTAGTTATAAGCATTTTCATACACATAAGGTACAATACCAATACCACCATTTGCTTTTGACTTGTCTCCGCCTTTTATTTCATAATGATATACTAATGCTTTGCGAATGCCCGAATATGTATAATTGAATTCCTCAACATACTTTTTAATCTGCGCTCTAACTCTTGGGTCAATGTAAGTTGTATTAAATAATTCTTTAATATAATCTTCCAACTGTTCCTTATCAGTTTTTTCACGCTTCTCTTCAAGCTCTTGACAAGCCTTATGAACATATTTATTATTTCCAATCATAACGCAATCTGCGTCTTTCTTGGACATTGGTTTTTGACAATATGCACACTTAACATTATCAAGTGGGTCAATGATTTCTTTCTTTACATAGTTTGGGTCTTTCTCTGCTTCACGAAGCATACAGGCGGCGTGTGCATAGCGACGCGCACCGATTAACGCATATTCTTCCTTATCTCTGTCAAACTTCTATTTACAATAAGGACAGAGAACCATATGTGCCATACCTTATGCTCCTTTCTTACATTTCTTATAATATATTATACCATAAAAAATAAAAAAAATCAAGTCGGAGCGGAACGCCCCGACCTGATACAAATTCTTACATTAGGTCAGACTTAATGTCAGCAACAATCAAGCTAACGAATTCAGCCTGCTCAGGAGTGGTGTCTCCTACCTTCTTGCCCTTGCCAAGATATCTCTCAACAATAGCAGTAATCTTGGGGCCGTTGGTAGTACCCTTACTCATTAGCTGACCGACCAAGTCCTGGAATTCAGCCATCAGAGCATCGTAATCATAAGTTACCGCAGTAGGAGCAACAATGCGCTCGCTAGTTACGAACTGACCAGCAGTTTCAGCGGCTTCCTTGTCAATAGCTTCATTCAAAGCATTAACAAGATTCTTGTAGCTCATAACAATTTCAGTAGGCATATACTTGAAACGGCAGCCGCACTCAATAGTACCAGAAGCATCACGCAGAGTCAGAACAGACATCTCACCTGCGGCCTTCTGATGAGCATAACCGTAAATATCAGCCATACCAGCGATAACAGTCTTGGTGGAGTTGCTTAGAGTAGGACGAATCTTCAAAGTCTTAGTACCATCGGGATTATCAATGGATTCGGGCTTATCGTGTCCAATGAAGAATACTGCATAACCCAACTGAGTCAAGCCACGGAATACTTCATTAAACTCTTCCTTGAACTTAGTCCAACCTTTACCGTAGCCAAGGTCACCTAAGTCCTCAATGCCATTCTGATTGCAGATATACTTCTTACAACGGTCGGCAGCGATGTCAATAGTGTCAATAATAACACAGCGATACATCTCCTGAACACGAGGGTCCTTCAACTGACGGTACAGCTGCTTCATTTCGGCCCAGGAAGTAACATCCTGTGCCATAACACCAGGCAATGCGTGATAACCAGGTTCGAAAGCAACTAGAAGGGCCTTATCCATCTGTACGGCAAGAGTAGTCTTGCCGCACTTAGGAGCGCCGTAAATATATGTGATGTAACCACTTAGGTCACGAGAAACTTTATGAGGCTGTAGAGCCAATAAATCAATTGCCATGTTTATGTCCTCCTCAGTTTAAATTAGAAATTAAATCCGCCCTGAGCAGGAGCTGCGGCCTTAGGAGCAGCGTTACGAGATGCCTTATATTCATCCTGACGCTTCTTCATAGCAGCCAAATCAACCTCACGCTTCTGGATAGCTTCATTCAGCTCAGCAGCAGTGATAGAACTCTCGTCGTCCCATACGTAAGGCTCCTTAGCTGCGCCAGTGATGACGAAATCACGACGAGTATTCTTAACCTCACGAACCTCGTCCTCACCGAATGCGGACTCAGTTACAATCTGACGAACAACGACTTCAGATACCTGACGTCCCCAAACACAAGTGAACACAGGATTCTTCTGAGAAGCCTCAAGACTCTCAAAATATCTCATAGCGTTAGGATTAGTAGCGCTGAACTCAATAGGAAGCAAACTCTTACGGAAGTCGAAGATAGCACCCTTAACAATGCACTTCTCAGGCAGGTTCTTCTCATCGTCAGCATCAATATGCTTTACAGAAGTGATAACCATATCAGCCTTGAAAGTGTTACGAACCTTTTCATCTTCGTCCAAGGCATCAACCTTATGAACGAAACCGCCTTCGTTACGCTTTGCAGAAACAAGCTCTTCCTTACCATTACGGTCGGTATAGAACTCATTTAGACCCAATGCAGAGTCAACGCGAAGCTTAACGGCCTTATCAGCACCATCCTTCATATAAGAACCGAAAGTGCCATTAATGATATTACTCAAAGTAGTGAAAGTATCATTGGGCTTGCCGGAACCGAAAGTTGCAGTCACATAAGTGAAATGAACTGGAACAATATTAGTCATAGCATCATCAGTTGCAATGCTGATAGTACCAGAAATGAACTTGGTTCCAGGATTCTTGGAGGTCTCTCCAGACTCCTTCAAAGTTAAGTCATGCTCATACAAAATACCCTCAATGTGAGTCTGATTAATCATAGTCTTTTTCATAATTAAATTAAATCTCCTTATTCAATCTCAATATTTTTTCCATTGTCAGTGATAGAGTAGATAACCGGGTCCTGACCAACCTTTTCGACGAAACCATCAGTGACTAGCTTACGCATCGCACCGGAGACTGCACGAGAACTGATAAACAGACCTTCAGCAATATCTCTTGCCTTCCACATAGGTGTTTCCTGATGCTCCTGGAGGAACTTCAGAATTAACTTACCATTATCGGTAAACAAAGGTTTTTCGCCATTTTCGTCCAGTCCACAGAACGCAGACCAATAAAGACTTGCATCTTCATTCGGCTGAATATTCGGAGCCGCGACAATCAACTCATTTACATACTTAATAAATTCTTGCTTTTTACTCATTTTTACAGATAACTCACTTTCTTTTTTATTTACCTTGTATATATATTATAACAAATTTAATTTAAAAAATCAACTAATTCTGTCATATTGCCAGAACTGATAAGTTAAGTCGTTATATGTTAGTAGCTGTCCGCACGCAGCAGGCGCCCACTCTTCCGATTCATCTAGATTCGGAAAATAAGTATCAACATTATCGTGGTCTTTATAAATTTTTGTCACATAAACACGGTCACAAACAGAAAGGAATTCTTGGTATATTGAGCCACCGCCAATAATAAACCATTCTTCATCATCATCAGACAAAGAAACTCGTACTTTAGCTTCATCCATTGGAATGCTAAAAGTCATGTTTCCAAGAGGACCTCTTGGCTATCTGGAGATAACAATATTTAGTCTATCTTTAAGTGGCTTTTGGGGTAATGAATCCCAGGTTTTTCTTCCCATCACTACAACATGGCCAGTAGTGAGTGCCTTGAAATACTTCAAATCTTCTGGAATATGTTCCAATAGGTCTCCATTATAACCAATTCCCCAATTATTATCAACAGCAACAATTGCAGAAATCATTTTAAATTCCCAACTCCAATTTCAATTGTGGCTTCATAGGTTCATAATTCTCCATAGTGAAGTCATCAATTGTCATTTCAAAAAAGTTAGTTGCGTTTGGATTCAATACGAGCATTGGCTTGCGTTGCTTTTTCCATTCTTCGGGGTCTGACTGGAATTTCTCCCAATCAGCGTTAGATTTTTCATCAAAGCGACGAAGCATTTCATCAGCAGCCTCAAGATGACGGTCATAAATCTGCTCATTAGCAACAACGTGAGTAAAAACGCCGGGCTGATAACCAGTATGACGAGCAATCATCATTAGTAATGCAGCATATTGAATTTCATTAATTCCACCGGGGCCAGAAGCAGTAAGCATATCACCACTACGCTGAACAAGCATCATATCCAGGTACTCGCCACGAACATTCCAAATAGTAAGGAACGCACATGGAGCTAAGCCAGGAGTCTCATGCAAGTCAGTTTCTTGCCATAGTGAAACAATCTTGCGGCGACCATATGGGTCATTTTTAATATCTTCAATCAAATTATTGATTAAATCATAGCGGTCTACGGTTGCACCATATCGTTGTCCGATAGTGCCATCGCCAATATCCCATTCATCCCACCAGGTAACTCCACGCTCATGCATCTCTTTGATGTTATTGGTTGGATGCTGATAAATCGTGAAAATTTCTCTAATACCAGTTTTCCAAGCCTGGGGTCTTAGAGTGCAAATGGGGAAATTACCTCTACTCAAATCATAAGTTCTAAAAGTATGATTTACAGAGTAGGTGTGTGCGGGAGTGCCGTCCGCATAATGAGGGCGGGGATTTTCATCCTTATATCCGTATTCTTTGATTTCCTTAATCATTGAATACATATACTGGTCAGCATTAGAAATAATTTTCATATTCTCAATCCTCATTTGACAAACTATATCCAGTTAATTTACAATCAATGTAATTTTGAACAAAAACTTCCAGTTCATCAATCATTACATCACCTTCGTACTCGCCATTAAAGAGCTGACTATAACTGATAAATTCAATACCAGTAATGCCATATGCGTGAGCTTTTGCTCTCATGGCATGTGGATTCATACAGGCAATTGCGGAATTAGTTTCCTTTGCCAAAAGCATCAATCTACTTGTCTTGCCGGAACTACGGCTATCAATAATACGATACATAAATTAACTCCTTTTATTTAATACTATATCCAAACTCTTTTGCTTTAAAATAATCTTGCCAGTAATCTTCTCTCTCGTCCAGTCTGGAACGGTCGCACTCTTCAACAACCTCGAAAGTGAAGTTCTCGGGTCCGGCCGCAATCATTGCAGGATATAATTTATTACGAGTGGGTGCGTCTGCACCTACACCTCGTTTAATATGCTATTTCCAGCGGTCTGCTAAATTGGCAGCCTAACCAACATAACATTTTCCAGAAGAGATTTCAGTAATTTTATAAATTCCAGTATGAACACCAGAACCAATAACTCTACCAATCATATCTGTCGTTGGTTTTTCATAATAGCATTTCCAAATAACCTTATTTAAAGGTTCTTTATCACGCAAATAAGGTTCTACCTCACGCAGAAGCTCAATTTCGTGGAGGTCTGCGGCAGAAAGCTAAATGCGATAGTAGTCTTGTTGGTCTTTCATTTCTTCTGCTCTCTTGGCTGCGGCAACTGCGGCATCGTTTGTAGCACGCATAATAGCCACATTTCCTTCAAGAGCTTTATACTATTCCATCAAGCCAGCTACGGTTTCTTGATACTATACTTCAAAAGAAGCGACATTCTTTTGATATTTCTATGCTTCAAGCTCCAAAGAGCGAGCCAGATTTTCTTGAGCGACTTCCATTTTTGAACTATAAAATAAATCTGCGGCTTCTTGAGCCTGCTTTTCCATAGCTGTAATACTACTATTTAATGTGTTAATCTATTCAATGGTTGAGTCCTTTTGGAGCAACAACCTACTATTTTCTTCTGTTAGTCGTTTAGTTTCAGCTTCAAGCCATATGCGGCCCTCTTCGGCTAAACGATTCTACTCCTAAATTCTTTCGTTCTCTTTGGCAGTCTGCGCATCCAACTCCAGCGCCGCGTGAATGCGGGGACGCAGAATGCGATATACAACATATCCCGTAATAAGGGACGACAAGATGAACGAAATTAGAAAAATAAGTAATTCCACCATATGGAAGAAAAATGGGGTAAGATATTTAATATCTTACCCCTTAGTATATGTCAAAATTACTCAGCAGCTTCTTCAGTTGCGTCAGGGTCGAAGCTCATGCCTGCAGGAGTCAGAGACAGGAACTTAACCTGCTTGTGAGTACCATCCTCTAGCTCGATTTCAGCGGGAGTACGAACACCCAAGCCCTTACGCTGAATAGCGGAAGTAAAGATGCCATCAACAGAGCGCTTCTCTAGACCCAGAGCAGCAGCAACGTCAGCAGCAGTTACGTTCTCGCCGTTAATCTCCTTCAAATAATTCAGAACCTTCTTGGAATTTTCCTTCATAGCCATAGTAAATAATCTCCTTCTTAATAAATAATATTTTTTTAGTTTATATTTTCTAACCTCTCGGTTATGTAAATATTATATCAAAAAATTTTTGAAAAGTCAAGAATTTTTTTTAATTTTTCTCAAGCAGTTCCATCACAAGCTCGTCAATAGCGACCATATCTTCCAGTCTATCGACGGAACTTGAGAGACGCATAATTTCTTCTTCTGCTTGATGAACGGCTTTCTTATCATCGCTCGTTTGAATGATTCGTTCGCACTTAGCGATTTTTACAGCCAGATTCTTGAGTTCTTTTTTCTTCATTGAAAATTTTCATCCTTAATCTTTACGATTTTATTATACAAAATTTTTTTCTTTTTGTCAATTACTCGATTCCAAAAGTCTGAATGAAGTCAGATTCTGACAAGATTGGAATCCCCAATGACTTGGCAGTCATGTTCTTAGAGGAAGTGGAATTCACATCATTGTTAATGAGGAAATTTGTGTTCTTAGAAACAGAACCAGTTACCTTTCCTCCAAGAGCCTCAATTCGTGCCTTGATTTCATCACG